CTCCAGTTTCCCTTGCTTGTCTAACATTGTGGAGGAAAACGGGATTACGTTCAAGACCATTATTAACATCCCAGGTCTCACCACCCAATCCATATTGACGTTCTGGGAGTAATGACTCATCATCATAATTAATAGAGATGTTAGTCATGTCCAGCGGAGCTGGGAAGTTGAAGTCTAACAGCTTCTGCTCTTTTAAGAGAGGACTCCAGTTTTTGGATTTGAGGAAACTATTAATATCTTCGTGTTGCCAATTGAGAGATGCGTAAATAGCAGATCGTCTACTACCTCCCTGCATGACGTTTCGCCCAATTTCATTAATAGCATACATAAGTGGGATCGGCCCCGACGCTGTGCCACCTGTTCGTGAAAGAGCTTTACCTGATGGTCGAAGTCTGGAGTAGTCAATCCCGATACCTCCACCAGTCATAAGACAAGACATTGCTCTCCATGTTACGTTGCTCCATTCTTCTCTAGTATCTTCTTCTGCCCTAAGCAAGTAGCAGTTATTGTAAGCCTTATATGGCCGGCCTGCATAATAAAGGTAGCGTCCTCCGGGGAGAAACCGCATTGCCTTAATATGTTCTGTAAGTTCTCGTCTATCCGACTCGGACATAAGGGCTGATAGTTGACCCCATCGAGTTCCGCAGACATCTTCCACCAACCGTTCTGCAAGCTTGTCCCATGTATCTCCAGGACCTTGGGCATATTTGAATCTAAAGATGGATTCACCGAATGAATTTTTAAATCTACCATGATTTGCCATTAGTCTGCCATTTCTTAATCAATTCTTTTACTTGTTCGAGTCCCCAATTACCCATAGCAGTGTTTACCCACCAACATACAAATCTTACATTATCTTTAGTATAACCTTTGTTAGGATCAATACGGTCAATTGATAACGTTGTTGGCTCTTTTACACCCCAGGTGAAAGGTTCACCAGTGATTTCACATTGGAAGTTTTGAGTTTCCAACTTTTTCCACGCCCATTCAAAATCTAAACTTGTCCTATCCATATGTTGAACTCGTAAGAGTGTTTTCAACTTATTCATAGGGTTTGATTTGTTACGAGTGTAGCTTGCTTTCCGTTTTTCTTGATTATCTTTTGACCACTTTTTACTATAAGAAGACATACATTCTTTACAGTAAGCTGCAACCATATTTCTGGGAGTTAATCCATTTCCTTTATGAAAATATTCTTTTGTGAACTCTTCTCGGCATTTATAACACTTGTATAGTTCACTTATAATTGTTCTCCATCAGTTTCAAAAGGAAGAGGCATCTGTCTAGGATCAAGAAATTCCTCAATCTCCTCCTCAGCATCCTTCTCTTCCTGTACACGTTCTAGATAGCGCTTACGCCCTCTAAGCTTCTCGTTTTCAATCTCTTTATAGCTTTTCTTTGTGGTCATTAGACACTACGCATAATCATATCAAGTGCTTTAAAAGCTTCTCTAAAGTTCTCATCATAGATGTCAACAATGGCATACATCAAACCTAACAAGGAAAGATTTGTTGCAAAACCAAGGAATGCATCAACAATAAACCTCCATCGACTTGGTTTTTGTTTACCAAATAACAGGGAAATGCAGCTGATAAAGTTTAGAACAATTATGGCTAAAGGGATGTAGAAGTAAATCATTTATTTGCCTTTCAGGCATATCTTTCGTTAAGATGCTTAAGAGGGACAGAGACTAAATCAAATTCACCATTGTCAACAGAATGCAACATCAGACAACCTCTCCAATGCTTATTCCCTTGAGCACCCATATAGTCTTCGTCATGTTCATAACAAGAGCCAGCAATGATGCTAGTGATTCTAGAGCCATCAGCCTTCTTACCCATAGCAATCTGCAAGCCTTGTTGGTGACCCGAGATAGAAGACTGGTGAGTCTTATTCAACTGAGCATTAGCTGTAGAAGCAGGACGACCAGCAGTGCCAGTTACGAAGTAGTGACTATAAGCAACTCCGTCAATGATGACTACCTCAAGAAAGGGAAACACTTCCCAACCAAACTTCTCATATTGTAAATCATCAAGAGAAAGGACACCTTCAAGCTTAGGATCATTATTTACAGCCTTCTCAATACGAGCTTCATGATTGCCAAGGGTCATCACCATACGTGGATGATATTGCTTCTTACCATTCTTACGTTGTCGTTCATTGTGCTCATTAATAGGCCCAAGGAGGTAGTACATAGCCTCTTGGCTGGCTTGGATATCAGCCTTGTATCTACGCCCCTCAAAACTCTTCTTACCCACGTCATAGGAGCTGAGAGAAGGCATATCAGCGAAGTCACCAATACACACTAGAACATCTGGCTTCTTCTCTACAATGTAGTGGCCAATGTTACGTAAGAAAGTAAAGTCGTTCCCAGGCTTGGCCTGGACATCAGGTACGACGAAGTGCTTAGTCATTTTTATACTCCTTATAAATCCAATTAGCAAATTTAAGGAGTTCTTCTTTTGTAGCTGTGAACTTCATACTGTTTGCTTTATGACTGATAACTTGGACATTCCCTTTAACATACCCTTTTGCAGGATCAATACGATCTAAAGAGAAACTATTGTCTTTACCTCCAGCACCTGTTTCAAGATTTAACAATAGTGGAATATCTAAAATAGGACAAGTGACAGGGATTACAATATCTGAAATCTCAATGTCAAAAGGGATACCTCTTCTAATAGCCCTATTTCGTGCTGTTTTAAACAATTGGCGATCAGGGTACTTGCGTAAATATCTATTAGTGTATTCTTTCTGTTTTTCAGGTGTTTTCATTATAACTTTTCATATTGTTCCTCAAAAGCTTTGATTAAATCAGGGTGCATATGCGGAAATTGGTCAGGAATGTCTAACACCTTGGTTGGGGTTTCTTTGAAAATGTCTTCACCAAACTCCATAATGGCTGCCATGTAGTTGCCTTTATTCACAAAGACAATTTCATTAGCCCATGCTAAGAGCATAGGAGTGAGAGGAATAAGGGCATCGCCATAGGTGCCAGCACTACGAGTGTTATACTTACGGCTGTACAACCTAGCGGCAGTAGCACTTCTAAGAATTCCCATAGAGCAGACGAATAGGACTTTCTTATCGTCTCCTTGATAGGGATTGCTTGCAGCTCCTGCTTTGCAATGTCTAATTGCATCAGAAAGAGTCTGATGCTTTTGCTCACTTAGGGTCATAAATAGCTTTCAACACTAGATAAACGAGTTTCTTAACATTATAAGAGTTTCGTGGATAGTCTGTGACAATCTTCTCAATCCATTCCTTCTTAGGACTAGAGCGATACTTATAATGACCTCTATCAGCAGTTCCAGTACCATCATTAGCAATGTCAAAGGTTGCTAGATTCTTTCTTCTATCTTCATCCCCGAAGGGAAGGAGATCAATAGTTACACGAATCATGGTTGTTTTTTATACCTATCATCCAAATCAGGACGTGTTTTCATCATATTAGAAAGAAACATAACACAACAGCCAAGGTGGTCCACGTGAGGCAAACCGCTTTCTGGATCATTGTCCTCTCCCCTGACAATAGCAAAAAGATGCCGTAGAGCAGCGCCAAGTAAACGACTGTAGCTGATACCTCCACGCCAGTTGTGAGCAGCATACTTCCTGGCACCAAAGGTGAGAACAGCGGCCACTCCCTCAAGAGCCAATGGGTCGAGAAGATCGACTCTTGGTTTCTCTTGGTCATACTTAGTACCTTCTTGCTTAGCCATGCTGTACAGATTGATTGGTGGCAGTATTAGGTTTGGCCAAGAGATACCCACGAAGTTTCATTTCCTCCTCAAACTTGTCTTTAACATCCTTACGGTCTTGTTCAGGTACTTCTTGGAAGTAGCCGAGAATAAGGCTAGCACCCTTCATGTTGATGATGCGGTTCTTAGTGTGATCTGAAGCCATGTTAGCAAGAACAGTGGCTCTGTTACGGTTGCGAAGATGAGAGTCCTCGATGTCTGTAAACAATTCAAATCCCTTATATGTGGTCATTTCTTCCTTTGTGTCTTTTCTTGTTGAGTTTTGAGTGAGTGGCAGGTTACACATAATACTTGGAGATTATCTTTTTCACAAAAGAGTCCTTCAATAAAGGAGTCCCAAGTAGTGAAACCTGATGGTCCAACTGCTGGTTGCACATGGTCAACCTGAACCAATTTAGCAGGGAAGTCTTCCCGACATCCTGCACATAGGTAGTGCTGGGCAAGCCTACCTGATGCAATATTAATCTTTTTCTCTGTCTTAGCTTCATTCAGTGTTTCGTATTTAGGAGGCCATCTCCTAGTTCCTGAACGTAAGACAGCTACAATGAACGAATGCTTACGTGCTGGTGTCCATTCCTTTTTCTTTGTTGATTTCTTCAATGAACTCCTTTGGTAAAGTACAGTTTATTGGAACCCTTTTGAACATAGGTGCAATATCTTTAGGAGTATATCCCGCAAGACCGCACCCAATTGCTGTGATATTGAAATCCATATCTGGGTTATTTATTGCAAACTCAATAAACTCTTGTACATTTTTCTTAATGTCGGATAACGGGAGTGATTTGATATTCCAATCTTTTGTAGGAATAGCATAACTATTTCCTTGCAGCCCTCTCCCATTACCATATTGTGCCTTATGGTATTTTAAAGCGTAAAGAGCAGCACCTGTTCCATGTCTTCCT